GACCACTTAACCCAATTTCTCTTAATGCCTTCAAGGAGCAGTTCTCCATAAGCCTTTGCTAATGCAGTTGCAGTACCATCATATACAAGTCCCCAGTTAGAACTCCCATAGGCATACGCTACAGACGTTGCTGTGGCGACAAAATCTATGAAGGGTATAGAACCATAGGCAACAGCAAGTGAGATTCCTACTCCCTGTCTTGCATTTCCTTTGATGTCATATCCTTCACAGTTGAAGTATATATCAAGGTCTGTGTTTCTCGGAGCAGCAGGTGAATGTGAGGGAACTCCTTTTGCCGCTGCATAAGCAATCCCTGGCTCAGCATCAATCACCACGGCCGAAAGACCAGTTACCAGCTTCATCTCTAAGCGGGACTTAGATATAACTGGTTGTGATATTTCAACAGCACTGAAGATGTCTGAAGGCGATCTTCTCGACACGGGCTACCTCTCATCCAAAATTATCTTATCTATGCAATCATTGGCTGATTTTTTTATTTCAGACCCCCAAAACCTATAAACTCGGTAGCCTTTGGAAAATAAAACTAAATCCTGTTTACGGTCTCTTCCTTTCTTCATTTTGACTAAAGCTCCAAACATGCATAGGCATCAAGAGTCGAATTTGTGGATAGATTCCATAATACGATGCTGCTACTGACTGGTATTACAATCCCAGGAGAAAACGCCCAAATTACCCCAGTCCCAATGGTTGCCGGTAGCGCTATTCTTCTCAGAAATGCCGCTGGAATTGTCGGAGGTGTTGCCCACGCTAAAGCTGACTGAATAACTCCAGAGGCCAAAACATCGTTAGGGTCTTCTTGAAGAAAATCTACTGGGTCTGTCGGAGTAACCCCTATAGCCGCTGGCCTACCCAATCCAATTATACTTGCTGTAGCTGTTGCTAAAAAGAAGCCTAACTCCACTATCTTTACCCGTCCAGGCGTTGCTCCTGTACGAATCTCCCAAGCAGGAGTGGCATCTGCCGCTCCTGTCGTCCTCACCGCCAACGATACTTTCATAACCTAACCTCCTATTCTTTCAGTTAAAAGGTCTGAAATTGACCTTTCTCACTATGTCGTTAATTCCAGCTTTGGATTCGTTATGGCAAACGTTCCGCCATCCGGCTCTGTCCCGTCTCCACCAAAGTCAATATACTGTACGAGAGGATCGTCAGCATGGGTATCATCCAAGATGAAAGCCCCACAAGCCGGCCCTACAGGCCCCCCAGAAACTGTCCAGGAAGGATTGTTCCAGCTAATCACAGCTTTGTATAGAGTGTCATTTTTGAGGATAGATATTCCTGTTAAGACTTTGGTTTTCTGAGTGTATCCATTGCCTGTGCCTATTTCACTGGCTGATATATCCGAGTATTTATGATGAGTAGCTCGGTTGTATGTGAATCCACTTTGCATGAGAATGACAACGAAGGAATCTGTGTCAAAGTCAATCTCTCCCTTAGCCATTAGATACAAAAAATTGTGACAGACTTTGCTCGCCATAATATTCTTACCTCCTTATTAAAGATTTCATATTTGAAACTCCTCTTCAATAACAACTTTGTCCTTATAATCAGAGCCATAACGCCACAACTCTCCTCCGTCATGAGTTGAAATAAATAAATCATTACCTAAAATTGTAAGACCATGATTATAGCGATTCATTGTTCTGTTTGGAGATGCTATTTTAATATCCTCTCCAAGATTCCAAGAGTATATGAACCCATAACCATCTTTGCTATGTTCTCCTACCATAAATATAGGATCGTCATATACTATAATGTTACGTATTCCATCTACATTTGCGCTTGCTCCCAAACGATCTCCGACCTTAACCCACTCATCTATATCATTCCATCTATATAGTTTGAAATGGCCAGTATAACTATCAGCGCCATAAAGTTCATTATCGAATTCGACCAAACTTCCTATCGAATGTCCTAAACCAAGATTATTAGCTTTTATGATCCAGGCATTTGCGCCATTCCATTCTTTTAACTCTCCATATCCAAATTCTCCACCATAAAGCTTGTTCTTATAAACACACAGACTAAGAATTGGATCAGCAAAAAAGCCTGCGTTAACCTTAATTGTCCACTCACTTCCAGTGCCGTCCCATTCAGCTAGCTTCCCATACCTCGTGGTATCAAAGGTCATGTAAAGCTTATTATTAAATATACAAAGAGCATATCCTCCTTTTGAATATTCCTTGCTGCCATACCACCAATCATAAGGTTTATCAAGCACCTGTATCCATGCATCCGTTCCATTCCATTTCCTCAATCCAGCGCTTGGATAATTTCCCCTATCATCCGAATATTCAAGACCGTAAAGTTCACCCTTCCAAACTGTCAAGGCAGATATCCCTTGTCTATCTCCTAAATACGTCGTTCTAGGTATCCAGGCATCCAATTCATTCCATTCAAAAAGTCTGCCATCGGGATAATAAGACGCTCCGTAAATCTTTCCTTTGAAGACAACAAGTGCTCTAATATCACCTGCAGCTGCATCATACATCGGAGCTACTAATTTCAGTGATTTTTTCGGAACGATTCTTTTAATTCTTTTATACCAATGACCGCAAGGAAAATGCTTATCTTCGATTTCAGGCTTCTTTGTCCATCTCGGATTATTGATATAGCCCCATTTATCTTCCTGTTTTTTAAAATCCCAAGGGCCTAGTCCCTTATAGTCCTTCCAGTCCACTATACAAGACCTCCAACCACCACCTGACCGTTGAAGTTACAAATTGCCTTAGCAACTGGCAAATCAGTTACAATCTTGTAAGTTTTATCCATTGCATCCCTTATTACCGCCACCTTACCATTACTCATATAGACATAGTGATGAAAATCCACAGCACTCCATTCAGATCCTGCCGACACTGTTAGCTTTTCCACTAATGCTCCACCGACCCACTCATATATCTTGGTCGGACTACAAATTATGACCATATTAGTAAAGACAAATATCTGAGGATAAGGAAAGCCATCTGTGATAACATCAGTTGCCATCCTTGTCAGTTGGTCGAGAGCGACCAGAACACCATCTTTGCCTACGGCGCCATCACATTGAATAAGAAATCCGCTGTTGCGGGGAACTCGTTTACTTGGGCGCAATCCTCTTGATAATTGTTCCGAACTGATTGTAAGCGCAAAACTATTGCCCCGGCCAAAGTTGATCGGCATCTCAAACTACCCCGTGAAACTCTCTGTTTGGTTCAGAGACCGTTGTTGTATTTAAACCTTCTGTAATCTTTATCCTATCTTTGATAACCGGCACAGCCTTTGCAAGTATTGCCTGGTAATCACCCGTAAGATGGGGATTCTGGCCTTCGACCATTTCAATTACGGAAGCGACAATATCCTTCTTATCCCGAAATTCAGGATGATCTGTATAAAAAGCAGAATTCATCTTGCTCATCGCAATATGATTGGCTATAAGGTGACCTACCGTCTCAGGCAACAGCAAAAGCGCCCTCTCAATGGCCAAACCGATAATTTCGTTGCGTTCTTCTTCTATCTCTTTTAGCAGGGTTTCATATTCGTTCTCGCCGAAAATCTCAGGGAACTTTCTATGCAAGAAATGGACTAATTTTATCATTTTGACCTCTTTTCGCACTTTTATTAGCTAATTTTACCCATCACACGCCCCCGCATCCTCTGAACCATCAGATCCATAATATTCAGGCGCCGCTTCTGTAATGCCTATAAAATCAGTCAGATCAATCATCGCTTTATAAAACTCAGATTCATGATATGCGGCCATTTTGTCTGTGCCATCAACCATTTCTCTCGCAAGTTGATGACCTACATAGTGTTTAATCAATCTTATCTGTAAATGTTCAGGAATTCCATCAGGAGTTTCAGTCTCCAGAGACATAGCGACCGGCTTTCGGTAATAGAGAACAGTCAGATTCACACTGACACTTGGAATGCCCTGATAATAAAGTTTTGATCCCTTCACGCACGCCCTGTATACAGACCCTTTTTCGCTCAAATCCAAACTGCCGATACTTTTCAAAAATAGCATGAAGCTGTAATAATTGCCGCCCCTTGGAGGTTCGATTTTATTGCCGCTATTGTCTATGACGCAAAACAGATTTCGCATATAATCAATAGGCAGGGCAACATAAGGAAGGGTTAAACTGGTAGCGACGATAGCAGATTTGTATAAATCCGGTAGCGGAGGGGAAATTTCACCGTTAGGCATTCTTATCCCACCGGCAATATCATTTACGGCGTTGTTAATTCTGGAAGATAAAACTACATCCGATTCCGTCTGGATATAGTGATTTTTGGAAATATCCAGAATAGCGGTTTGTAATTCCAATAATGTTGCCACGGCAAGCGTCCTCCTTATAAAGACAAAGGTATCCCTTGCGTACCAAAATAGATACGCAAGGGGTTAGAGGGTTAAAAAGGAGGAAAAAGATTGTTAGCTTCCCAATGCTTTTTGCTGCACGTAAGCCGAATCATCGTAGGCAATCAAAATCGTCACCGTAGCTGCTCCACCCAAAAACGTAGCGTCATCGGTAATTTTGATAGCTTTGTGTGCCGTCGTTGCCGAATCCGGGTCGAATATCAACCCTTTATTTGTGGTATCAGGCACACCGTCAAGAACTACACCTGCCGCAACATTACCCGCCGGAACGGTAACTAAGTTGACTGTATCAGTACCTCTGGCGATTGTTAAAGTTCCTGTCGCATCCATTTGAAGATCAGATACAACCCGGACAGACTTGATATTTCCTCTGCACGGAACGGGGACATAGGTGATCTCGCTCCCGGCACCTGTTAATTCTCTCACTACAATAAGCTCTTTCATGTTTATGTCTCCTTTTTCTTTTACTGTTTAGGCAAAATAAGCGCCGTTATAGCAAGCGCGCCCGTTCCATCTCCTGTTGCCGCTGTTGCGGTAACTATCAGGTTTTTCAATGCAGCCAATTCTCCGGCGAATGTAAATGTCGTTCCATTAGCTGCATTCGTAAAGATAGTCGTTGCTGCAAAGGAAGCGTCGCTTCCTACTTCCCCGATTTTAAACGTGGGTTGCGTCCCTGTGCCATCGGCAAACACTTCTGTTACCTTGGCAACAATAATGGCCTTTTTTGTTATTACCGTTCCCTTTGAAAGAATGTTCACTCCGGTTGAGGTCTTGGGATATGCTGCGCTTACGCCAACCCCTCTCACATCCGAAATAGGTCTCGTCGCTTTATTGCCTCCTACACTAACAATTCTTTCAGTCATAATTATTTCTCCTTTTAGGTTATGATATTCAGTCTCGCAAATTCGCCGAACAACTTATAAGAGGCTAAGTTCCTGGCAATGGCAGCCTGAACTTCATCAGCGAAAGTCCCGAGATATGTTCTCTTGCCGCCGATATTGATGTAGGCTTGCCAAGTCCCACGCCTCTTATCTAAACTCACACCCACGAAACGGGAATGACATTTTCTGGTGTGCTTGCTTCGGTTCATATTGTTTTGACCAACAGTACAGACTCTCATATTATGCTTTTGGCAATCCAGGCCATTGCCGGATATATGGTCAACTTGCATATCAGGGGGCACCTTCATAATTTCCCTGTGCATATAATATTTCTCCGCCGTTCGCCCATTCTTCCATACTGACCTGACAGCATAATATGTTCGCCGTCCTTTATCTGCTTGCCATTTCCATTGGTTGAGCCAATCAAAATCTTCATTGTCCACCAATGCAACCATTCCGCGTGTAAGTTTTATCTCTTTCATATCGTCCCTTTCGATATCCCTAATTGTTTCCTTGGGGAAGCTGGTTAGGGTTGCCAGTTTTTGGCATATCTGCCTATCCCCAAGGGAAAACATTAAACCGGCTCTGTCAGGTTACTATGAAGGCAGTGCATTCTCCTGTTCGAGCAGTAGAGGTTCCCTCTCCATCTCGAATCTGCTGTGATAGTATCCGGCTGACCCAGGACTGTCTTCGCCATCCAGACCGGCTTGGTGAAGTTGTAGTCCTTATGGCTTCTAAGACTGAGGAAATTCAGATTAAGCGCATACAGATTGCCGGTGGCGACGCCACCGTCCGCTACGATCGGGGTGCCCTTGTGGGTAATATTATCCCAGCCGGCTTCG